ATCGGTGAAATGTATTGTACAACAGACTATTGTGAAATTAAAACTGGTTCCTGATATAATAGGCATAGGTAAACAATGACTATCCCTTCAAATTTATACGCTGAGAAAATGTATGCAGAGCATCCAATTGCTACCTGGCATCTAGATGATGAAGCATACTACATTTCTTTAATACCAAACAATAAAAGAAATTTTACATCGGCAACACCTTGGGAATCAAGTGCAAATACAGTAATTTATGATCCTGAAGTTGATGGGAATATAGACGCAATATCCCCCCTTCCATATAGTTTTGATACTGCTGGACTAAGTTACTGTAGAATTTTTGATGCAACAAATAGTGAAACAATTACTTCTGGAGAACTAGAATATTTTATAAATTTAAATGAAGAGTTAGAAACTTTTACAGTCGGATGTTGGGTTTACACAACAAGTGACTTACTAGAAAAAATTTCTATAGGATACACATATGATTCTGGAAGTCCAGTTTACAAAGAGTTTATTACATCAGTTAAAGATAGATGGTTTTTTATTTCAGGGACATTTGATATTCCAAGTGGGGTTATTTCAACAGATAGGCTAAGAGTTATTATAAAAATTGATGCTGATAATTCAAGTGTAGATGAAATGGATTATGAGTTTTATTTTCAAGGAGTTACTGTTGGACAAATTTGTGAAGAGTATCATGCAGAGTCTTTAGGTAAAGAAAAGAGTTTATTAGACTCTAATATCAATGTTTCTGTTGATGGCGCAGTTGTTGCAGATGCATATGGACTTTCAAGTAATAACGCATACTATATAGTTGAAAAAAATAATTTAGTTGCTAAAGATGGTTCAGTTCCATTGGTTTATGGTGCTAGTGGATCTGTAAAATTAACTCCACACGAAGAAGTTATAACAACAAGATCTTGGGCATCTGTGGATAATGAAGATTGGCAGTACTGGGAAGACGAAGGATCTTGGTCTAATGTAAAAACATTAGGATCTGGAGAAACAATTATTAGTGCCAAGCCATCTATTATTTTTCCAGGTTTTGGATTTTTAAACGAGTCTGGAAGAAATCAAGACTATACTGTAGAGTTTTGGGTCAATATTGATTCTAATGCAACTTCTCCAAAAAGAATATTTGGTCCTATTAGTTCAACAGATGGATTGTATGTAGACAATGGATTTTTAACATTAGCAATAGATAATAATTTTGTTTCACACTACGTTGGTGAATGGTTTAGGCCAATGTTAATTCATATTAGAATAATAAAAAACAATGCGTTTTTGTTGGTAAATGGAGAAGAGGTTGGAAGTTTATCTTTTGTAACAACAGAACTAACCCTTCCTCCTTTAACAAGTGAAGACGATAAAGATAATGATTGGTTAGCGTTTTATTCATATAAGGATAATGCTGTTGATCCAATTTTGTTAGGTTCTTTTTCAATTTTTCCATATTCTATGCCAACCGCAGTTGCAAAATCTCATTATGTTTATGGTCAGGGAGTTCCAGTTTCATCAGAAATTATAGATAGTTATTATGGAGGATCATCAATAGAAATTGATTATTCTTTTTCAAAATATAATAACAATAAGTCGTATCCACTAAGCCTATCCTGGGATCAAGCAGATTTAGACAATCTTGTTGTTTCAGGGGCAACCCTTACAACACCAAACTATGCTTTGCCAACTTTTAATCTTGAAAATAAGACTTTGTTAGAGTTAGAAAATGATTGTGAAGAAATTCAAAATGATGGAGAGTTGTTTTTTTCTTTAAACCCAAATTCTACTTGGGATACTATTAATTCTTCTATTTATTTAAATAATTTTTCTTTTATTCCAGGAACAATAAATGCAATTTATGGTGTTTTTGAGTTTACGGATTCTTCAGAAGATCAAACTCTCATTCATTTATTTAAAGATAATGACAATTACTTAAAAGTTAGAAGACTTGCAAGCAGTTCAAATATTAATTATGTCTTTTGTTATAATGGAGTACAGACAACTTTAGGGTCTTTTTCTTTACCTGTTGAAGAGTTTTCTGCAGGAATTAATATTAATAAAATATTAGAAACAACAAATACTTTGGGCATTTCAGACTTTTTTTCTAATCGGTCATTGTTAAAATTATATATAGGAAGTGATAATCAAAACAATAAGTTTAGTGGAAAAATTTATACATTTGGAATATCAACTATTAAAAATTCTTTAGAGATTGATCATCATTTTAATTCTAGTGGTTTGGCTTTAATCAATGCATACTCTTCTTTAATACCGCATATTGCAAGTTATACCCTAAATCCATTTTCTGAATATGGAAAGTTTTTTATAGATATATCTGTTGCTGGATACTGGAGGGATTATTTGCCAGTATCTTCATTAACATCTCAGGTAACAGATACAAGTAATAATATAGTAAATGATTTAGATTTTGTTCAATTTAATATAGACTACCCATCTCCATCAGATAAAGCAGCAAGTGGGCAAACATATTGGATTAACTCATCACTGTCAAACACATATGACACTTCTGATTCTGACATTAGATCTTATATTGCTTTTGATTACATTTCAAATGGGGCTGCAAAGCCAGATGAGGATTATACTGATATTTCTGCAAATCATTCTAAAATTTTAGACTTAAATACAACAGAATGGACAGATAAAAGATTTGAAGTAGTTGATGGCTATTTAGTGTATCCAGATAAAAGTGTTGACCTATCATTAATGTCTATTATATATTTTGTTAATTTTAAAATTAAAAGTCTATTAAAGAAAAAGGCTTTTTTAAGAAAACTTGAGTTTTCTGCAAGAACCCTTAATTATAATTCAAATACTGTAATTGGAACGAAATATGGAACAGATATTTATCCATTTAAAAAGGTAGGGTTTTACAATGATTATAAAGGGAAAAACCCTGTATTAATTGATAAAGATTCTTTACCATATTTGTATCTTACTAGAAAAAGTGGTATAGAGTTAAGAAATGGAATTAACGATATTGAAAGAGGCATAACAATTCCTGTATCTTCAGTCAATACCGATTTATATTCATTAAGCGCTTTGCAAATGTTTGCAAGATGTGATCTATACGCTTTTCCACAAAATCCAGTAAAAATATTTGAAATTGACTATAAAGATGACATTTTAGACTTTTATGTGCAAGCAAATTCAGTTACTGGACAAAGAGGTTTAATATTTGCAAGATTAAGGTCAACTGGCCAAGAAACATCAAACATTTTTTATTATTTAAATGGAAAGGCGGTAAGGCAGCCTGTGATTAATATCCAAGAGTGGTATGCCATTGGTATATCGTTTGATGAATCCTTAAACTTTAATAACTACTCTGGCAAAATAAACTTAAAGTATTTGATGATGTTTAATAATATTTCTGTTTATCAAGGAACAAATACGCAAATTATTCAAAGATTTATATATAATACTTGGCAAGAAATTGAAGATGGATATTTGTGGAATCAATTGGCTACAACAAAAAATTGGAACAATGTATTGATAAAATCAACAAATATTCAATATATTGTGGACCCATCATCTGTATATAAATCTTATATTGGAACAAACAAGGTTATTGTAGATGACTATAGTGATGATCTTAACATTATTTCCGATAGCCTAAGATCCTATACCCAAGCAACTTGGCAAACGTATGTTATAAATCCAGCATAATATGGTATACTTATGGTTATGAATCAACCAAAAAAAGATAAAGTCGGCAAGTCAAAAATGAAATTGATTGAAAAAGGCTACGACTGGGGTATGTACATATGGATGAAGCCAAATGGAAAGGCTTTTGGTGATGGTCATGGAAACCTTTTAAACATCCCATCTCGTAAAGGCGATCTACAAAAAATGGCTGAATTAAAAAGAGCAGCAGAGTACTATGGTTGTGAGGGTGGTCATGCTCAGTTTCATCCAGGAATTAAAAGGGTGAGTGAGATGGAATATACAGAGCAATTATCTAGAATGCGTGAAGGTTTGATTCCAAATATGAATGATCTTGGTGCTGTTTATGATGCACAGCAAACATTAAAAGTACATGGAGAAGAATAATGGAAGACTATGTTGTAGGCGCATCAATTAGTGATGCAGTAGAAAAAGCAGATGAGTTTAAGAAAAACGATCCATTCAACAAATCTTGGGATGAACTAAAAGGCTTAACAAACTTAGATCAAAACTTCAAACGCCGTACTGTAAGAAATTTAAATAAGGTTGATACAACTCAAAACTATTTAAATAGCGCAAACTCTAGTCCTTCAGGAATTGATAATGCTAAGTCGAAGGCTATTAATCCAGGTGCTGTTATCAGAAATGGTTACGGCCTATTTGATGTAATTACACCTCCATATAATCTTTATGAATTAGCAAATTATTACGATACATCTTTTGCAAATCATGCTGCCATTGATGCAAAAGTAGAAAATGTTGTTGGTCTTGGCTACGACTTTATAGTTGGATCAAGAACTATGCTTAAGTTAGAAAACGTTGAAGATGAGATCGCTTTAGGTCGTGCCAGAAAACGAATTGAACGTGCAAAAATTGAAATGCGGGACTGGCTAGAAAGTCTAAACGATGATGATAGTTTTACAAAGACAATGGAAAAGATTTATGTAGACATGCAAGCAACTGGTAATGGATATATGGAAATTGGCAGAACTGTTACTGGTGAAATTGGATATGTTGGTCATATACCTTCAACAACAATGCGTGTTCGTAGACTAAGAGATGGATATGTTCAAATTATTGGACCATCAGTTATTTATTTTAGAAACTTTGGGGCAAAGAATCCAAATCCAATTACAACTGATACAAGACCAAACGAGATTATTCACTTTAAGCAATATTCACCATTAAATACCTATTATGGAATTCCAGACATTATTGCTGCACTTCCATCTTTAATTGGAGATCAACTTGCTGGTCAATATAACATTGATTACTTTGAAAATAAGGCAGTTCCAAGATATATTATTACATTAAAGGGTGCAAAATTAAGTGCTGATGCAGAAGACAAGATGTTTAGATTCCTACAAACAGGTCTAAAGTCACAATCGCATAGAACCTTGTTTATTCCACTTCCAGGAGATTCTGATACAAATAAAGTTGAGTTTAAGATGGAGCCAATTGAAAATGGAATTCAAGAGGCTTCGTTTAATGAGTATAGGGTAAGAAATCGTGATGATATTTTGGTTGCACATCAAGT